ACTCACATCCTCAAGGAGGCGCAAACATTGGGTCACTACACCATGATGGTGGATAGTGAAAATGCGTACAACCCTGAGTTTGCTTCTCATCTGGGAATTGATCCTAAGAAGTTGATTTACGCTGCGCCTGAAACTTTGGAAGACTGCTTTCAAGTTATCGAGGATACAATTAAGGCCATCAGAGAAACTGACTCTGACACACCGATTGTTGTTGTCTACGATAGTATTGCGGTCTCGCCTTCAAAAGCAGAGTATGAAGCTGAGGGGTATGAGGGAAATAATATGCAAGGGGCTATCCGTGCTAAGTCCACGGGAGCGTGTTTGCGAAAGATCAATCCGTTGATGAGAAAATATAAAGTTGCTCTCGTCATCATTAACCAAATTAGAAATAAAGTTGGCGTAATGTACGGAAGTCCCGACACGATGGCAGCGGGAGGAAAATCATTAGAGTATTACTTAGGCGTAAACTTAAAATGTATTTCAAATAAAACTAGCGACCTCCTCAAAGATGATCTCAAGAACATCATTGGGATTCAGGGGAAAGTGAGGAACACCAAGAACAAGTGTTCCATCCCCTTTAAGGAGTGTGAGTTTGAGTTACTTTACAATGAGGGATTAGATCCTCATTCTGGACTGTTGAAGATGTTTGAGGCCGATGGGCTGGTAGAGAGGAACGGGGCATGGTATACTATCCCCAGTTCGGGCAAGAAGTTCCAATCTAAGGAATTTGTGAAGATGATGCAAGACCCTGAAACGTCAGGGGTTACGGATCTCGCAAAATTTTTAAAGGACTAGGGTTGACATTCGCTGAAAACTTGCTATAATAGGGCAACGAACGGAGGAAATTCGAAATGACTGATGACAACCAAAGCGACAAATCCTTCATGGAGATGCTGACAGGACTCGTTAACGAAGTCTTCTCAGATCACTTTGAAGGTAAGTCCGAAAAATCTGAACCCGCTTCTCCTGTTGAGGAGCAACCCACAAACCCTGTTATTTACGAGTCTATCGAGGACTATACTGCTAAGACTGGTAAGCGATTCCGCATGACCAAGAAGCAGAAAGAACTAGGACTGACCCGTGATGAAGCTTTTTACCTGACCTATGGAGTTAAGAATGATTAAGAATGAAGAAATGATCCGTGCCCACGCCCCTGCGGCGTTCGCTACTGCCCCCGAAGATGGTAGGGTCTCCGACCGCTACACCTTCCTTCCCACTACCGATATCCTTGAGATCCTTCAGGATGAGGGCTGGACCGCATGGAAGGCCCAGCAGGTTAAGTCTCGTACTTGGTCCAAGGACCATGCGAAGCACATTATCCGTCTTCGTCACGAAGACCTTACCATGGATAAGTTTGATGTTGGTGACAGCTTCCCTGAGATGCTGCTCATGAACGCTCACAACGGTCTGGGAGGCTACCAACTGCAAGGGGGTATCTTCCGCATGATCTGCTCTAACGGAATGGTGATCTCGGAGTCCGACTTCGGCAAGGTCCACATTCGTCACATCGGGTTTGAGCCTAAGCAGGTTATCCAAGCCTCCCGTGACCTGATTGCGACCTCTTCCAAGATTTCGGACAAGGTAAACACTTGGAAGGAATTGGAGCTTACTCCCCGTGCCCAGCAGGACTTCTTTGCTGATGCAGCTAAGATTCGCTTTGAGAACCCTTCTGATGATATCATCAAGGAAATCTCTAATGTGCGTCGAGAGGATGACCGTGGGACTGACCTCTGGAGGACTTTCAATGTCGCTCAGGAGAACCTGATCAGGGGTGGATTCCGTAACGGAAACACTAACCGCATGGTGCGAGCTATCTCTAACATCCAGAAAGATGTTAAATTTAATTCGGAACTGTGGGACTTGGCTAGTACATATAGTGAAGGGCAACTTTCCCTCAACTAGGTAATTCTACACAGGGGGAGGGAGAGATCCTTCCCCCTAAATCTAGCTATGTTAGACTTTGAGTTCAACGAACCTCTTAATGAGGAACCCGATGGGACATACATCACCATCGGACAGATGCAATTCTTCCTTAATAGGAAGAATGGAAAAAAACTTTTTAAAGAAGGGTCTGCGGAGTTCCTTGAATACTATAACCTGTGTAGGGTATATAATTTAGTATCAGAAATCATGGAATACGACCCCGACTCCGCTATAATGTATTGGGATGACAAGAAGAAGATCGTCTCGATGGGGTTCCCTTCCAAGGGTAAAGTAGCCCTCGCCCTCTCAGGCATGGAGCCTAGTCTTATGGAGACTGATGATGACGATGATGAGGAGTGGGGGGATGGAATAAACTACCATGGGTAAGAGTTACAAGAGAAACGATAACGAGTGGGTCAGTAAAGACCCGATCAAATATAAAGTAAAAAAGAAACAAAGAGAGGTTAAACCCACTTTTAACGAAGAACATAGTGATGAAGATGATTACTATGACCAACTAGAGATGGAAGCTTATGACGAAGAATTTTCCGACAAGATACGAAGGAGAGGTTCAAATAAATTTTGATCCTGTTGTGCCCTGTGCATGGCTTCCTGATAGAGAACTAAAACTTAGTGAGTACAACCATATGATTACTTACTTTGTTCAAAAGCATATCGAGGAAAACACCGATGCCATCACAGTATGTACTGAAAAATTCGCCAATAGATAAGAACCGTATCCAAAAGGTTTGTAAGAAGCTCATTGATGAGGCTAACGATGATAGGTCGTTAGCCCTCGATGCTCACCGTTTCTTTCGGGAAATGTTAGATGAGAACCCTCAAGACGCAGCAGCCAAAAACTTAATGGTTGATTGCCTCAAGCTCGCACAGACCTCTAAAACCAGTACCCTGAAAGTTGTAGACCTTCTCATTAAACTTGAGACGGCCCTAACTAAAGGGAATGAGAAGTCCGAAGTGGACTCTCTGTATTCGCAGCTAGACAACTTAACCGATTAGGAAAAACCTTGGCCGAGCAAAAGTTTTACAAAGTAATTTGTAACGAAATTAATTTAGTCCTTCTACTTAAAAAGTTCACCATGCGTGAAGAGAGAAGGGCTTATCACGATGTGAAGAAGAAGATCGAAGGCTTGGACAAGCCTATTACGATTGATAGTTATATCAGCTATGTGGTAAAAGCCTTCTTGTATGATGCTGATGAGTTTTTCAAGAACCTCCCTGAAGACAAGGAGGATAAGGATACCATCACCAGAGCCGTGTATGCTTCTATCATTGAAGCGTATCCTCCCTTCGACCTAGAGTTTGTATGTGCTGATATTAATAACGGCACCTTCATGGAGGAGATGCATGAAAGCTTGGCTGCGGTTCTCTCAACTGCTGCACAATCTGAGGCTCCTCCCAAGAGTCTGAAGGCTATTAAAACTCTGAACGATGTCAACAACTTGGAGCGATACCTTTCCAAGAACCTCATCGGACAGGAGCAAGCTGTGAAGGGTCTGGTGGACAGCATGAAGCTCGTAGCCAGCGGACTGTATAAGAACGCATCCTTCTTCTTCATCGGCCCTACAGGAGTAGGCAAGACCGAACTCGCTAGGCTTGTAGGAAACAGGTACAGCGGTAACTTCTGGAAGGTGAACTGTGCGGAGTATGCTCAGGCTCATGAGTACGCTAAACTAATTGGTTCTCCTCCCGGCTATGTAGGCCATAGTGAAAAGAGTTTGATGGCCGAGAAGGCTGAGAAATCTAATAAGTGGGTTATTCTCTTTGATGAGATTGAAAAAGCTCACACTAAGTTCTATGATTTCCTGCTCTCACTTCTGGATGATGGCACCTGCACAGATAACATGGGCAGAGTTCTAGACTTCACCGAGTCTATCTTTATCTTTACTTCTAACCAAGGTGTGTCTGACATTCGGGTAGGTAAGAAGCTAGGCTTTGGTGGAGAAACTGTGTCGGTGTCAGGGTCAGAGCAGGAGATCACGCAATCAGTAAAGAAGAAGTTCCCCGCTGAGTTCATGAATCGTATTGATAACTATGTGTTTTTCAACACGCTGGAGCCTCAGCACCTTAAGAAGATTGCTACTTTGGCTTTGAGTAACATCCCCATCAAGAGACACAAGGTTCTGTTGGATTTCATTGTAGAACATGGATACTCAGAGGAGTACGGAGCCAGAAACATTAAACGCTTCATTAAGAATGAAGTAGCCACAGTAATTGCCCAAGCTCTCCTAGAGCGAAGACTTCCAAGTAAAAAAGGAGACCTCTACACCCCGAAGGTTAAGGATGGCAAGCTAACCCTGACCTGTCTTACTGGGGATGAAGAAGAGTTGATCGACCAAGCCGCAGGGTAGGCGTGTTACGCCTTTCGTGCCTTGGAACTTCGCTACCTGCTCCCTCTAAAGAAATTTAGGGGGAGCTTTTTTAAATAAGGAAAGGAGCCGCCTATTATATCTTGTGAACTGGCCCGTAGCTCAACGGTCAGAGCGTCCGTCTTATAAGCGGTTGATTCAGGTTCAACTCCTGACGGGCCGACCACTTTTATCCTAAGGAGAAAAATTATGAATGAGATTGCAGAAAAGTATGTGGCGAAAGCCTTGGAAGGTTACGAACAAAATTACAAGGGTATCTCTGATGCCATCACCCAAGTTGAGGCTCAGTTGGAAAACTTTATGGCTCAACGCGCCGAAATGAAGGAAGGCATTGATGAGATGCGTGAACTTCTGGGTCTTGAGGAAGAAGAAGAGCTTGGTGGCAACGCTACCCCTCTCTCCCTCGTTTCCGAAGAACACGGAAATATGGAACAAGAGTAAAACGGGGAGTGGCGCAGTTTGGTAGCGCACCTGCTTTGGGAGCAGGGGGTCGTAGGTTCGAATCCTATCTCCCCGACCAAGCAATCCCTGATAGCTCAGTTGGTAGAGCGTTTGGCTGTTAACCAAAATGTCCGAGGTTCGAGTCCTCGTCAGGGAGCCACAACCTAAAGGAGAATATTATGACGATTAACAAAAATAAGAGTAACCGAATTAAGTTCGGACATTTTAGTTCTGAATCAGACGCTCGCGCAGAGCTTGAGCGTAGGGAAAAGAGTTTGCCCAGAAATCTTACTGGAGATTTCCGTGTCCTGAAGCTTCCGAATAAGAAGGCAGGAAAACGTAACTGGATGGCATACGCTCTGGTGAGAAAATCGGGGGAGTAGCCCAATCGGCAGAGGCAACAGACTTAAAATCTGTCAAGTGCGGGTTCGAGTCCCGCCTTCCCTACCACGCACTCGTAGCTCAGTTGGATAGAGCAATAGACTTCTAATCTATAGGTCATAGGTTCGAATCCTATCGAGTGTACCAAATTCTGCGTCCGTAGCTCAGTTGGTAGAGCAATCGGCTTTTAACCGATTGGTCCAAGGTTCGAGTCCTTGCGGACGCACCACACTATAATAGATTATGGCTTCTCAAAAAAAATTAGATCAAACTTACATGGCGATGGCAGAAGAGCTATCGAAACTGTCTTATGCAAATAGAAAAAAAGTTGGATGCCTTATCGTCAAGGACACTCAAATTATCGCTGAAGGGTACAATGGAACTCCAAAGGGATTTTCAAATGAATGCGAATATAGATCCTACGTTGATGAAGAGTATACAAAGCCCGAAGTCCTTCACGCAGAGTCTAATGCCATTAGCAAGATTGCTCGATCTACCAACAGTTCTGATGGTGCTACTTTATATGTCACATTGGCTCCATGCTTTGAGTGTGCTAAACTCATCATACAGGCTGGGATCGTAAGAGTAATTTACAAAGACCACTATAAAAAGAATGGACTAAATTTGTTAGCTAAGGCTGGCGTTAAGGTGAACTCAATTTATGAATACGACCAAGACACAAGTGATGAGGAATTCGAAGGAAGCCACTACAAAGGAGACTTTGGATACTACAGTTGAGCAGACGAAGGAGTACTTACGAGAGCAAATCTCTAAGTGGAAGCGTATACTCAACGAAGATTATCAGACTGATAGCGGCAACCGTTTGGAGTTGCATTCTAGTGGCAGACTGGAAGGCGCAATCAACGCCTTAGCTTTTATAGAAAGACTAGAGGAAAAAAATGGCAAATAAGTTTAGAAGTATTGCAGACGGCGTAGCCGATATTGTTAAGGATAAGCAGGAGGCTTACGGAGACTCTTTCGGTAAGAGTGGTGAGTGTCTTAGGCAAATGTACCCTCAGGGTATTGATCCTGATCAGTATGATGATCTACTCACCGTTGCGCGTATTCTTGATAAGCTTTTTAGGATTGCCAATAATCCTACTGCGTTTGATGAAAACCCCTACCAAGACATTGTTGGGTATGGTCTACTCGGAATGCATCGGCACAACCCTGCTCCCGAACCTCTTCAACCGTTACCTCCCCAGAGTCTAGCGCAAGAGAAACCTAAGAAGGACTGGGACGATATTGATATTGATGACTAGCAGTTCCACTTCTTGAGTGAGAGGCTGAGACGATCCTTGCCTGTGTTATTACTGGCTTTTTGTCTCTTCCTCATACCTTTCATGCGCGAGCAGAAAGACTTTCTTCTTTTTGCTGCCTTGCTGCCCTTCTTTAGCTTGGAGGGCTTAGTGGTAACAGCAGTCTTTAATTTGGAGCCGGGATTTTCACGCCGATAGGAGTCTACTCCTTTTTGATTAAGACCACCCTCTGGATTTTTTCCTGCCTTCTTCTGCCATGCGGCTTCTAGCAATTTCGCAGTCTTGTAATAGAAGTCTTCCTTAACTTTCTTTTTCTTTTTAGCCTTTTTCCCTTGCTTTTTGCGACAGGAATCGTTAGAATAGGGGGTCTTGCCGGGAACGGGTTCGTATCCTTTCCAGCACCGCTCAATTAATTCTCGCATAGTCTTCATACCTTATATACTTATGAACATTTTTGTCCTAGATAAAAATCCTAAAATCGCAGCAGCTATGCATTGCGATAAGCATGTACCTAAAATGATCCTAGAGACCGCACAGATGCTCTCAACGGCTCACCGTGTGTACGAAACTGCACAGGCTGAAGGTCTTTACAAGCAAGCCCACCTCAACCACCCATGCACAAAATGGATTCGTGAGTCTGGTGCTAACTATCGTTGGGCTTGGCATCTGTACCATGAACTTCT